CGCCGTTGTAGCTGAAAGTGGCGGTGTGAATCGTCGCTTGGCCGAGGCCCTGCGAGATGAACGCACCGCTCTGCCACGTGCCGTCCGTGCTCGTAGGACTAGGCAGCAAGTTGAGAGGCGTGATGCTCGTGCCGTAGGACGCGAACGTCGGCGACGACGAGGCCACACAGCCTACAGCTCCGACGATACTGAGCACGTAGAGATAGTTCCCTCCGTAGCCCGCCGGCATAACGAGACGGCCCCCACCAGACGTGATGATGACGGGGAGGCTGCTCGACAAGGACGCGTTGGCGGTCGAGAGCGGGTAGTAAGTCACTCCCGCCCCCACCGCGGTCTGCACTCCGTTCGCGTGGAACGTCGTACCCATGTGCGAGTCCGGCAACGACGGCTTGAGGAACTCGACGTCGTAGGTGGCCCACAGCTGCCCTACCTCGGTTCCCGCATCTGCGGTAAGTCCGAAGGTGGTCACTTGGAAGATGCCTACGTCGTCAAGACGCTCGTCCGCCGAGTCGGCAGGGTTGTTCGCCGTGCGCACGTAGCGCACGGAGACTTGGTTCTCACCCGACGCACACTCGATGGGGTGCACGAAGGACACCGACGGCTTCGCAGTCGTCGTGAACTCGTTGTTGAGCACCTCAGAGAGGTCCGCCAGAGGGGAGGCGCCAGCGTCGTACACCGTGCTCAGGGCAACCTGCCCGAGGCCAGACGCGGCGGCGAACTCCGCCGAGGTCGACACGTACTCCAGGATCATGCCGTGCAGCTTGTACTGCTGAAAGCAGCCGGCCACACTGTTGCACCACGGGAAAAGGGAGCCTGCGCCCCGCAGCCCCGGCTGGATGTAGTACACGGTGGTGTTGAAGTCGTGAGGCGTCGCAGGAGCAACGACGGCACCGATGAACTCGCGATGTTGCACGCGGGGGGGGCCGCCGGCGAACTGCGCGCCGACTTCGCTCATCTGGAAAGGAGTGCCCTCCCCAGTCTTGTAGAGCTTGGAGAGCGAGTTGCCTCGCGCTCCCTTGGTTCGGTAGTCACCCATGCCGGTGATGCTCTTGAAAGCACTCCCGACGAGGCCTCCCAGGCCAGAACCGATCGACTTGCCGAGGCCGCCGAGCAGGTTCCCACCCAGATCGCTGAAGTAGTCCCCCTTGCCACGCATGCGCGTGAACTGATTGACTTTGTAGTCGCCGTGTCCTTTGATGGTCGCGATGGCCACCTTCGGCTTCTTGTTCTTGGTCTTCTTGATGACGACAACCGCTTCCTTAGCTTTGCCCTTGGAGGCTTTCTTCGGAGGCATGATGCGTCTGCTTTGCGGAGTCTCGCTGTCAGCGAGGAGATCGGCGATGCTTGCTTGTGCGTGCGTGGTCCAACATTTAAACGCGGTAACGTTATTACACTCGACAACGCGTTCGTTCATCCACTGCCTCGCACCCTCAGCACACACCGACTCTGCTCCACTGTACAGCGCAGCAATCCAGTCGTCGCTTTTCCAGTTGGCACGAATGGTTTCCATAGACAACGCACCTTTCGGGCGCTGCACCTCACCAAACATGTTGTCTCTGTACTCGGCGTTCAAGAATTCGAGGTACCCCGAAATGACGGAGCGGCAAACAGGGTTTGCCCAACTATCCATGCGAAGCGCGCAGCCTCGCAGATAATGCCAGCGAACATCATCGATGTCCGCTCCCCACATGAGTGAGCTCAGCACCTTGGCTGTGCTCGGCACGGGCAGCCAGAGCTGCAACTCATCGTTGAAGGTGAAGCCGTTCGAAAGGAACTGCACCTCCGACAGGGGTCGAGACTCAGCACAGGGTGTCTTGGTGATCACCCCAATGCCGGACCAAATCTCAGCGATCGAGGTTGGATTGAACCAACCGACGATGAGATCGCTGACGGTGAACGTGTTGTCGTCACCGCACAGCGCAGCTTCAACCAGCCCCACAAACTCAGAGTAAGAGGGAACCAGCTCGCGCTGCTTGCACAACCCAATGTAGGCGTAGGCAAACAGGCGAAACAGAATCATGGTGTTATCCACGATCGTGTTAGAGCTGCCGCTCGGGTTGCCGGTGTTTTTACGCACCAGCTCGCCGTTTTCGAGAACGAGCACCGAGTTGATGATGTGCTCGTAGAGGTTGTCCAGCCTCTGCTTGTTCCCTGGAGTACGATCTTCCTCGCGTAGGAAGCTCCAGCGGATGTCTCGTTGTCCCCAGAGGGCTTCAGCGAACAGGGATGCGTCGAACTCTTTTTCATCGAGCTCGAACGCGTTCGGATGCCTGTTGAGACGGCGGTAGAGCCGATCCCACCCTCCGAGGAACTTGGTCGCCCCCACGACGCTCCAGATCTCTCCGGTGTGCGCAGCGTCGTAGAACTTGTTGTTCATGTCGAGACACATGCGGTTTAAAGCGCACGAGTGCTCGAAGGGGCTAGCTGTGAACACGCGCAGATTGTTGTCAAGAATCTTTTGCTGCGTGCGTAGCTCTCGTTTTTGCGAACAGGTCCAAATGGGCATGGTGACCTGCCGCTCGGTCGCGTCCAACAGACGCTCCCAAAAGCTCTCAAGCGCCCCACTGGCATGGGGGTCCTCCAAAAAGGAGTTCTTGT